ACCATTTGGACATTTACCCCACTGATGATCACCATCACACTTAGGGGCACGACATGGATCACCATACCTCTTCTGCCAATTCGGACACTTGTTTTTCTCATGACTAGCATCACAATTCGGAGTACGACATTTCACTGTCCACTCTTTACGCACTTTAGTTTTAACCTCAGGTGCGCGGATCGATGCTTGAGCTGCAAGTTGTGCTTGTAACGCAGATACCAACTCTTCCAACTTCTTTTCCGTCTTCTCGGACTTAGGTTGGACTTTGGCATCCCGCACAGGCTCATCACCATCTTCATAGTGAACCCGTTGACCTCTCGAGTTAAATGATGAAACGCCCTCTGCCTCATTAATTCCCAAATAATCATCAACAAACTGCTTCGTGGTTTTATCCTTCAAAGGATCATTTCCCATCAAAAGCGGCGCGTCAGGATCACTTCCATTGAAGTTAAAGCTAGCGCCATGTCGACTCATTGAGTAATCAACACGATAATCATCGTAATCAGAGCGGTCTTCAAACCACGGAACGTCACCATCTTCAAATGTTGTGACCCGCCCGTGATCATCATAAGTGACCCAATCAGTCTTGTTCTTCCCTTTACGGACGAACTTCACAATCTTCCCACGTTTCTTACCACCTTTCTCACGCCTTGTCCCAGATATGACCTGTTTTGGACTAACAATAATCGAAGCTTTCTCCTTTATATAAGAAGGAACTTGATCAAGTTTATCCTCAGGGCCCATCACCAGAGCAAACGCATCAGGCAGATCCTCACGCGAGAAAATGCGAAAAGCAATGTCATCATCATCAGACGCAAATACGATATACCATTGATCGAGCGCAGCATTTCGCCACACAGTTGCTGTTTTTATTCCAGCCTCTCGACACATAGCTTGTCGTTTTCGTCTCATCAAGACAATGACCATCAACAGCGTTAATATGATAACCACACCAGTGGCAGCCACTTTCTTCTTGTGGTTTTTAATCCCATCAATCAACGACTGTACCATAGATCGGTCACCTAAAGTGACACCTTGATCTAGGATTTCCTCTGCTTGAACATCAGGAGGAGGCTCAACCCCTTCCTTCTGTAACTTTGAAGACAAGAACTCATCAACTCGTTGCAGATCATCAGTAACCACTGACAAATCTGCTCCAAAGAAATTAGCTAACATCAGGCCCGCTTTACACGAGCCCAAAGCCATACCAATCCCAGCTGATATCCCACCATACGCTCTCAGCGCAGCATGCCAACCAACTAAGGCTGAACCTGCCACACCAAAAAGTGCTGCGAGATTTCTCATTGCCCACTCAAGATCATCAAACTCGCGTGTCAATGCCCCTGTCCTCAAATTGCGGAGAAAAGTCTCACGACTCACCTCCGACTTCCGTCGTGTTTGTTTTTGCTGCATAATTGCTTTCACAATCAACATAGCAACGGCCGCAACAAGCGCACCAAGACCCGTCACAATCGCCAATACTTCCATAGTATTAAGCGAATGGATAGCATTCTTAAGCGCCTCCTTAGCCATTGCCGGAACATCTTTTGCAGCTCCAACAGCTTGCTCCCACACATACTTACGCATACGTGGAACAACGAAACTCCTCACCAAAATAGTGAGAAAACACGCACCCATAGCAACGCCTACTGCGAATTGCGCCATGAATGGAGAAAAAATAGCCGGCGCTATCGTCTGAACCGCAAATAAATGCGGACCAAATGACAACACTGACTCACCAGCCAACAACTTAGAGAAAAAACTCTGAGATTTAAGCTCACTGGATTTTGGAATTTCATCAGTTGATGATGACGACGATGAGTAGCCTATGCCACTCTTATCATTTTGGCCTTTAGCCTCAACAGGATCAGGGCGACCTTGCTCGTTTTTTCCGAGACCACCGCCTTGCCATCCCATTTTCTTCATGATTTTCGTTGCCACCGATTCCCTCACATGACGAACACCCTGCTGCTGCGCTGCTGTAATTACACGCGCTTTCCAAAAATCAAGATCCTCTCCCTCTGCGATCACTTCAGCTGTGAATGAATCCGGATGAACAGAATTAACCACTACAGTTTCC